AAAGAGCATTGACTGAAGATAGTCAATCAACATCTGTAAATATTGTGCCTAGAAGTTTTTACGTGGGGTAAAACATGACCTTTGCAAATGGTAATCGTGCTATAGCTTTATGTGATAGATGCGGCCAACAATATAAATACTTACAATTAAGACAAGAATGGAACGGACTTTTTACCTGTCCTGATTGCTTTGAACCTAAACACCCACAATTAGATCCAGGACATCATCCGGCAGATGCAATTGCACTAAGAGACCCTAGACCAGCAAGACAAGAACCAGTTACTGTTTTTGTAGGTGCACCAGGAGATTCTGCCTTTGAATCAGATGGCATGGTACCCTCAACACTAAGCAATCAGTTGCTAATAGGATCAAGTGTTGGTACAGTAAGTGTGGTGATATCATGAATTATTCTGAACTTTTAGATAACGTTAGAAACTACACAGAGGTTACATCTGATGTATTATCTAATAGTGTCGTCAATGTTTTCATTACAAATATAGAAAATCAGATAGATAGACTTCTTGACTCAGACTCACAGAGAAGATACGCAACTTCAGTTTTTATAGCCAATAACTCTTTTCTTGATGTTTCAGGACCTGAGGGTGGTTTTAGATTTGCAAGAGGTTTACAATTACATAAATCAGATGGCACTATAGAGTGGTTAGAGCAAGTAGATACTACTTTTATTGATGAGTTTGCAGTGCAAAGATCTACCTCAAATACGAGTTTTACAGGTGAACCTAAGTATTGGGCAAATTGGGATGCCAATACATTGATAGTAGCACCAACTGCAACTAATTGAGCTTTTTGCTCAGCAGTTTGCGCACCAGCAACACCAGCAGCGTCATCCTCAAAAGTAATAGTTCCTGTTGTTGGGTCTGCAATTGAACAATCGTCAAACGCAACGTGTAGTCTAGCTTGCTCGCTCCAGACCACTACATCAGACGCCATAGGCATCTCAGCACCTACCATTCTTAAGAAGCCAGATATAGTTCTGTTACCATATCTTTCTACTTCTTTCTCATATACTTCAGGTAGAAACTGTTGAGTGAAATCTAGATCGGCAATCGACAAATAGTTATCTCCGAATAACCCTTTAACAGGTCTTGGAGTCAGGTGGTTTAATTGGGCACCTGTACCCGGATTTGGAAAAGCCATAATCTAAAATTTAAAGTTATTTTCTAGTTTTTATTTTAAGTTTGGATCCGAATGTAGTATCTGAAGGAACAGCTCTAACAGTCCAGCCATTTGCCGCTTTTGTTTCATGAACCGCTCTTGGGTTCATATCGACATTTTTAGCTTTCGCAACGCTGTCCTTAATCGCATCAGCTTTACCTTGTTGATAAAAATGATTTGCAATTTGATCTGCATTCATCGCCGTAAATAAAGACTTGTGGTAACCGCGAGCATCTGACATTGTATTATTTTTATCTAAGAACATCTTAACAAAATTATTAATATCACTCTGAGTTTCCTTAACAGTATCCGTATTTTTTACATTAAACCTATACTTTTTGTCGCCAACTGCATATTCAAAACCTTTGAAATTTTTGTCGAACACTTGATTGGTTTGATTTAAAAATACTTGCTGCTGTCTTTCAGCTACCTTAGTAGCTTGTTCGTTTTCTTGGTTGTACCTATTAAAAAAGTCAACCGCTTTTTGCTGGTCCGGCGTTAGCTTCGAGCCAGCTTTAATTTCATTATAGTATTTATTTTTTAAACCTTCTAAATGGTTTTTAGCCTTTGCAGCTTCTTCTTTAAAAGCAATCTTTGCTTTACGAATTTGCTTTGGCTCATCAACTTCTTCGTCATAACTAAAGTCTTCCATTAAAAGATTAATATCTTCTGCATCTAAATGAGGCTTAGTTGTTTCGTAATATTCACGTATTAACTGTGCGTCATTTAATTTTGAATAATCAGTATTTAATTTTACATAATCATTCAAATCACCGCCTGTTTCATTCATAAATTCAATTACCTTTTCTAATCCTTCGGGTAATTCAACTTGTGCTTCTGTTTGCGGTAGTATTTCTTCTTGTTCCGGTGCGGAGTCGGTAGCTTCAGCGCTTCCAGCCACTCCTGCCTCGTTAGGGTTATCTGTTTCATCGGTTATTTCTTCTATTATTGGTATCTCTTCTTCTTCTTCAGACCGCACATCGCTAGTACTTTCTCCGGAAGGTTCTTCAACTTGTTCTTCGGTGTCTCCTTCTTGTACTCCTCCGCTAGTTTCGGATTCGTCGCGTACAGGAACCTCATCTGTGCTTTGCTCTTGAACGGCATCTGTTTCTTGTTTAGGTGGTTTACTTAAATCTACTTTGTACATTTGGGACTCTTCATCAAATCCCGAGTTTTTTTGTACTACCTCTTCTTTTTCTTGTATTGACTTTTCTTCAGTCTCTACAACTTTTGCTTTAATTTCTTCAGCCATAATAAAATATTATATGATTATACAATTTATATATTACTTAGGTTCAAACGCACCTAAGCCAAAATTACCGCTCATTATATCATTGCCAGCTGATTCAAAGTTTTTTGGCGGTAAATCTTTCTTTCTTTGATCAATCAACTCACTTTGTTGACTGGCTTGTATTTTTGTTCTTTCGTCTTTACGGTCTTCTTTTTTATTTATTTTTTGTGTTTCACCGTCAGACTTTACTTTTTGCAGTGCCATATTCATTTGAAATTCTAACTGCATTAAGTCTTTCTTTAAACCAGCTTCTGCTTGTAGCTTTTGCATTTCCATTTCTGACTTAGCTTGCTCTAACTGAATTTTGCTTTGTGTCAATGCTTGTTGTTTTTGTACTTCAGCTTGAGCGGCTACTTGCTGAGCTTGTGCATTTGCTTGTGCTTGTGCTTGTATATTTTGTTGAGCTATCTCTTGGTCTTTTTCTTGTTTCTTTCTTCTTCTTAATTTTAACAATTGATTGGCAAGTTTTACATTTTTAACTTGTCTAACATCAATTGCATCATCAAGATCAATATTATTTTGACCAATAGCAACTTGTATATTGTTTTCTAACATTTGCTTTTCTTCTTCATCGGGAGCTAATTCTAAAAATATACCAAAGTCGTGCATATAAAGTTCTG